AGCAAGAGGTGTTCCAAGTGTATGGTCAGTTAAGTAACTTATAGTAGATAATATTCCAGTTGTACCACTAGCAATTTCAAAATGATCGACATTGTAAACACAAGTCGCCAGTGTGAAGCCACCTGTTGCAACATTTCTGAGTGAAGTCTGAATTACAGCGGCAACATCGTCCATGCTTGTTACTGCAGCGAAACTCAAACCATCTTGAGTATCTTGGACACCGTCTATTGATATAATTAGACTACCATCTGTTATTGCTTGTATTGTTGCCAAGGCAGTACTAACACTTCCACCTTTTAGCATAGCACTTTGAGCATCCTCAAATCTATTACCTACTGCAAATGATGTAGGCTTAGGTGATTGACCGAAGAATGCATTTGCCAATTTAGTAATTTCAGCGGATGCTCCCCAATCTTCTGTAACTCCATCTATGTCGGAGTATAATCTAACTCTTTCTGAGAGACTTAGGACACCTGTTTCCTTAGTAATACCAAGAAGTGTTCCAAATCCCGCTCTTGCAGGAAAAGTTGGAGATACTGCAATATTTACAGTTACAATTGAACTTATCGGAATAGTTGACATAGTTTCTCCTTAATTGTTATCAATGTCTATAGCTAAAGACTCAACTCGATCTCCGAGCTGGTATTCACCTGTGACATCAACTGTAGAAATTGTAGTAATAATTTCACTATCTGTATCTACATAATTGAAAGTAGCTGTAAAATTAGCTCTTTCTTCAAATCCGTTATCTAATTGAAAAGTCATGTTTCTAACTTGACTTCTCGTTGCTAGTCCAAGCCCATAATTATTGAGCATCGTACTAATTGTTTCCCTATTTAATGCTTGTCTACAAAGACCAGCTATATAAAAGGGATCATGTGTATCTAAATTGTTTTTAAAGAACTGGAAATTAACTAAAATACTTCGCATAACTTTTGAAGTTATCTCAGTACCCGATTCTCCATTGTCTTCCCGTGAAAATTCTTCCCACGAAACTGGTTTAGATGCCATTACTTTTACTGTGCAATAAGGTGTCCCATTTCTAGGAGAGTTCTGATCAGCTTTTATTACTAAGTAATCACTGTCATTAATTATACTCACAAGGGCTTTTCTTATATATTCATTTATTGTGTAATCTGAAGTCATTTTATTCTAACCCCCATTACAATGTTGTAACCATAAGATTCCCATTCACCTATTTTCATTGCTCTATATACACGATCTTTCCACAAAATTTCATCCGCTTGGGTATCATCAAACTCACTTGATGCTACAATTGGAATATTTACATAGAAAGTTTTCATATCTTTGTCACGTTCAAGGCCAGTGAATAGTTCTAATTGTTGTTTAGTCGGTTGCTGTACAGAAGCAAGAGCTTTCAAGAGTATAAAATGTCCTTCATTCCAAATACCATTATCATAGTATCCATCAATCTTACGTTTTACTTTTACACGCTCTCCCGTATCTGTACATATAGCTTGTCTTACTTTAAAAGGCATCTTAGACCCCCGATCCATCTCCAGCTTGTGTTACCACAAGGGAATTAACAAATGTTCTTCCTCTAAGAGCAAGAAATTCCTGACCATAGGTAGTACTAGAAAGTCTTTTAATATAATCTGTTCTCGAAGCACCAGCTAATCCGGAATAAGAGAGACTTACTCCACCAGCAGTTTTCTGTATAATTGGATACTTTGCACTTGTATCCCCATACTCCGAGTCAGTTGCTAAAACTAAATAATGAGCACTTAAAGCTGAAAGTGCTCTATTGTAACGATATTCACTCTGCCAGTGACTCTCAGTTGTTCCAATATCATCAATTGCATCACATATAAACATCTCAATTCTTGCATCGACATATTCAGTATTATCCGCAAATTCTGGATACCTTAGTCTAAAGTCATCTGGTGTTATCATTATTTTCCTTCGTATTGCTCTTTAAAATCGGCAATAAGATTTTCAATAGTATTTTTCTTATTAAGTTTAATGTCCCAAGCTAGGGCATATTCTTTAATAATATCCTTACCATCTTCATTTCCTAAAAGACTATCCACATAATTGAAGTCAGGTTCAGCGGCTGCTTTTTTAGCTACAGACCCTTCAGTATTTATAGTGATAGTATCGTTATTTACACGTCTTTTAAAGTCATCATGCTGTTTCAGAGAGTCATAATTTTCTTCAGTAAGAATATTACGTCCTGGCTGAATAATTATACTGCCAAGGCCATTCCCGACAGCTACTCGAAATTCTATTGTTGCTTTGGATTGTGATTTTACAACTACACTCATTTTATTGTCTCCTGTTATAATTGAAATTGTGGGGAGTGAACAATTAGCTCACCCACTCCCCGATTAACTTATATACCTGTGGCGAATCTCAAAGCCATTGGGTAACGAACGATTGTTCCAACAACTCTTGCTCTTGCAGGAATTATGAACTCAAGGTTACGCTCCTGTACGTTGAAGAACTGAACTTCCTGAGGAAGGATGAACTCTAGGTTCATATCATTCTTTTCGTAAGCAACAGCAACACGAACTGCAGTCCCGTCACCAGCGAAGTCTGAACATTCGTTGATAGCTTCCATGTCATCAATGCTTTTCAGGTAAGGACTGTTTGCAACAAGGAACTTGGCAATAGTCATATCTGTAGCGGCAGTTGATGCTGAACGAGTTGTCATCCAGTAGTTCCACACGTCACGAGGAAGTAACAGTGTATCACCTCTGTGCTTACCAAGAGATTCCTGGTCAATAGATGTAAACAAAGCGTTTACTTCAATAAGGATATTCTCAGGAGTCAGAACTGTATCTGCACCTTTTGGGGCCCATCTATGAGTTGAATCATAAGATGTTGCGGGAATAGTTGTGTTAGGGAATAGACCTGGAAGATTACCGTTTGCATCACCATAGAAAGCGATATCATTAAGTTTTTCTTCAACAGATCTACGAGCTGATTCGGCTCTACGTGCATCCAGAGGAGCACCTGAGTATCGAGCAGCATTGATCTCATCGATGTCGTAACCGTAAGAAGCACCAATACTTTCTACTTTGAAAGTGTACTCTTTACCTTCAGCATCTGATCTTGGAAGATCTGATCCAGCACTGTTGATAAGTTTAGCCTTACCTACTTTGCTGTATGATCTATATGTAAATGAACTTATTCCTGGTCCACCTTCGTTGTTTATCGGAATAACATTTCTGAACATAAGATCTTTATATTTTACATCATAAGTCTTAGCTTGGATGTACTCAAGCTGTCTCTCGAAGAAGAATCCTGAATCTGCATCCATAATTCCTGCATTCACGTGAACAGCAAGGTCTTTTCGAAGATCGAAATCTGCGATATTGTCGTTAAGCTCAATCATTCGAGCGTCAATTAGTTGTACTTTCATATCAATTAGCTCCTTACGCTAGTCTTAGTTCAGCGATTGCACCTGCAACTGCTACTGTTTCGAATGATGCATTTGGAATAGCAACTAGACCGTCAGTAGCGGCTCCATTAGCTGATCCATAGAATAGTCCATTTTTAGTGTAAACTGCTCCACCAACTGTGGCACCAACAAGTGCATCGTCAGCGATAGTTACATAAATGTGACCTTTTCTCATAATACCAGCGACTGCTCCAACAACATATTCTGTTACTGCGAGTGCTCCTCTGATATTCATTTCTCTTGCGAGTTCTCGTACTGCAATACCTTTGAACGCTGAAACGTCTGTTCCATCTGTCAAGGCAACAACAGTTCCGTCTGATTCGTAAGCTACTGGTGTACCAAATACGATAGCGGCAGTTTTAACTTCTGCTGACACAATCTCGTGGAAGTACAAGTCAACAATTTGACCGGCAACTGCAAAAGCAATATTTCCGTATCTTACATTTCCTGGCTGAACAGCCATGTAATCATAAATTCCCATTATTTTCTCCTATAATTTATTACTTTTTCCAAGCTTCACGAGATTCTTTACAGTATTTATCATATGCTGAAATCCCTTTGCTGTTATTCTTTGTTTTAATCTCTGTCTCAAATGCACTATCCAGTACACTGACACTATCCGATACTTTAACTTCAGTATCTGGCTCATCTTCTTCAGCTTCATTCTCTGATTCATCGGGGTTTTCACCTTCATGAACATTTTTAGTAACTTCTGCAGGTTTCTCTTCACCTTCTGCTGGCTTAGGTACTTCTTGATCCCCGTCTTTAAGGGCTAGATCTTCCCCATAAACATCTGGATCATGCTTTCCTTCAACTGAGTCAGTTATTGCTTCTTTTAGTACGTCAAAAGCGGCATTAACATAATCAGTGCTTTTATCAGTTAAATCGACCTTAGGCATTTTATTAAGTAGTACTTCTTTTTTAAGCTCAAGATTTGATTTACCCATATACTCCATACCTTTATGTAGGCGTGAACAAGCATCAATCAATTGCATTCTATCTTCAACCAAAGTATCGATGCCAGCTTGATCAAGGATTTTAGAAGATAAATCTTCATTAGCCTTAGTCAACTCACCAATTTTAGTCATGGCATCTTTTAGCTCCATTGTAAGCTCCTCTATATTTGTTTTTTCATCTTCTACAACCGTAGAATTTGTTTCTTTAGAATCTCCGAATGGATTTGCTAAGTTAGATCCAGGAACACCGTCTGCTCCCAACTCATCTTCGTCATCGTCCCCACCTTTGGGGGCACGTCTACCTTCTCCAAATGCTTCTGAGGCTTCTGATGTTGACTGATTTGTAATACCTTCAGCTACAAGTGTTTCACCTCTCTCTGAGGGACGATCAAGTCCATCTGCTAGTTTCACTTCACTACCTGCCCTTCCACGTGCTACTATAGCTACGTGATTCCCTGTAATATCTCTCTGGATAGCCTGATATGCTTCGCCTTCAGGAGTAATCCCTTCTTCAAAGACTATATTAGAATGGTATCCAGCCGAAACATCAACTTTTCCATCTTTTATTTCATTGATAGTATCATAATCTGTTACTTTCAATGTCCCATGTACATGACTTTCATCAATTGAAACATCAGAAAGTACAATACCTACAGAATACTTTCTATAATTCTTTGAATTAAGAAATTCAGGAGGATGGTTATTAGTTACGGCGATATTTTTGAAAGAATCTACAGATTCAACTTTGAAAACCTCTTCTGCAGGTCTATAAACAACAACAGGATCATTTGGCTTCATATAGTTAGGTAAAGCATCAATTGAATTAACTAACTCAATAGCTTTATAAAGTTGTGTACCAGGTCTTGAAATAGTCGCTGGAACAACTAAATATCCCTCACTTGTGTAGGTTCTTTCAGTCTCAGGGAAATAAAACTTGTCCATTAGTTCAATTTTCATGCTTTATTCTCCTTCTTTTTATCTACACCTAAAGATTTTGCTTCCTTATTTGCTTTTTCGACTTTTTTTCCACCTTCTGTATCCTTGGCATCTCTTGTAGCCTTATCTGGATCATAAACTCCTTTATGCATCCCTTGCTTATCTGAAGGGGCTGGTTTTTGGGGAGTGAAGGCAGTCTCTTGAACTGATGCCATCTTTGCACTAGCATTTGCTAATTCTTTGGCTTCTAGGTCAAGATCATTGGTCTTTTGAAGACGATCATGCGCTTTTTTATCATCTTGCTCAAGTTGAGAGATGTAAGCTGAATCGATATTCTCGAAATATGGATTATTCTGTAGGTCTTTTGCAACCTGAGATTTTTGCAATACGCCATTATTAAGATAAAGTGAATACACGTCCCCTCTAGCTCTTTCAGCTTTAGCTTCCTCTTCAGGAGTTTTCTGGAATATTGAGTTCCATTCAAATGTTAAGTTATATTTATCGTTCCAACCGAGGTGAATTGCCATTATAGCATCAATAAACTTGAGTTTCGGATTAAAATCTATAACCTGTTTTGATTGTATTGTGTCGTAATAGTTCTTCATATCCATGCCTTGATGGGTAATTGAGAATGCTGAAGCACTATCACCTAAAATTCTACCTGCTGGAACATCTGATGATGCTGTAACCATTACTAGATACCTATCTAATATAGAAGGAAGTCCCTGAAGTTGTTTACTTTGTACAGTAACCTCATCTTCTGAGTCAATAATCATCATGTTAGTGGTAGCTTTTAGTTGTTTAGTTAGTTGCATACGCTTAATAAGTACTTTTGTCATCTCCGGATTTTGAAGATAGTCCATAAGACCTTTAATTTTATGCACATCGATGTTATATTCATCAACTAATGTCAAAATAGACTTTGTGAGGACGTCAGTATTAACTAATGGCTCGTAAGTTCTATTTAGAACTGTATCATGCCAGTAACCATTACGTCTATACTCATGAAATGGTATTTCTGTACCATCAAATCTAATTATTCTTGAATTGTGAATAGCTATACCACTTTCTGCAAACCTGTAGATCTGTGGTTGCCCATATCTTGGGTCTAAAGGATTAGTAACTATCTGAGGGCCAGGCATAATTCGAGTTAAATCAATAACTTTCATGTGTCTGATACATCCTTTCTTTAAGAGTCTCCAATCTAACGGAGTTTCAGGATCACCTGTGTCTTTTAAATCAAGTACTAGTACTGCTCCACCATATAATCTTGCCATTTTATGGGCAAAGTTAAAATAGTAACGAAGTTTTAGCTCATCTTCAAGGGTTTCCCATTCTTTTACCGCATCTGGTGGAATTTCATGATCTGTAAGTCTTCTCCAAGCCCTAGTCATGTCATCTGGAACAGCATCTACTATAGATCCTGCAATCCAATTCTCCCGATACAATGCAGTTAATTGCTGAAAGTCAAATCTCAGTGCTCTGGACTGCATGAATCGTGTATTAGCGGATTTATCTCCACCTGCACTCCCCAAACCAGTAATAAGATTTGTTAAGGTATCCATAAGAGCTATTTGATCAGATTCTTTTGAATCCAAAAGTACAGCTTCTTTAAAGCCATCTTTTCTTTCAGTAATATTGTGACCGTAGTCTCCCATATATACCTCCTAGTGTAAATGAAAAGGTGATGTGCAGCGAAATTCCTTGGCGGTTGACCCATCCGGTGAATAACACACCACCTATATTGTTTATAACATAGCTTCAGTCCATAAATTATTGTTATTTATGACTAAATCGAAACAAGCACTGATGAGAACATCTGTAATATCATCATGTTTATGTGCCATTGTTGGGCTGAATGAACAAACCTCAATTAGAAATTGATCTAACCAGGATGCATCAGCCGGAATATATACTCTGCCTGATTGACAAACGGGTGCAGCTGACATAGCTTTAGTCACCTTGTCTTTATCGGCTTGTACTTCTCTTACAAGAACCCCTGGAACCCTGTTAGCTTGTTGAATCAAACCAGTTCCGGAAGCTTTATTCTCAACAACTGCACACTGCAGACTGTATCTGAATAGTTTATTATTTACTTTCCACTTCTTATAGAAATTTAAGAAAGTCCTTAGAAGTTCTGGGGCTTCCCATTTACCTCTGAGCATATCAAGGAGATACATATCTCCATTTTTTGTATAAGCCCATGCTTGCAAAACGGAAAAGTCATGGTGTTGTCCAGTTTTCATAGCAGTATCCGCATAAATACGAATATACTGAATGTCTTTATGGGGAACTTCGTCATACAAGTTAAACCATTCTCTTTTGAAGACTGATCCACCTGCTGGTACAGGATCGCCCATATATTGTGAGCTGAATGTATAAACATCCCCTTCTTCCATTTCTCTGAGTTCATCTAGGTCTACCCTAGTTGGCCATAAAGCTTGTTCAGAACCTTCTGCTACCCCAAAGTCATAAGTTATTGGAATTGCATGAGTGTATCTCTGCTTTTTATACCACTCTTCTGAACCAGTATCGTGATTAAGAATCGCTGGCATCATTAAATAATGAAACTGTTCCCCAGATCCACCATTTAGTAAATAACCAATCATGTCGTCATCATGGAGTCTTTGTTGGATAATAACAATTGGTGTTTCCTTTCTTTTTGCAAGTCGGGAAAGTAACGTATTTGTATATCTGTTGTTAACAGATGATCTTCTTGCTTGAGAATATGCATCCTCAGGTTTCAGCGGATCGTCTATAACCATGAGTCCTGTGAACCCATCGGCTAATGTACCTGCACCTTTACCAGTCAAGGAACCCCCTGTAGGTATGAAGTGAGCTTTTCCCCCATCAGTCATTCCCCAGTCATTTAATGCAGACATATCTTTCCGAAGACCGAATCCAAACAGATCCACAAACTCTTCCGAGAATAATATATCCCTTACGCCTGTTGACATTTCCCTACATAGTGAATCGGAGTAGGTTGTCTGAATAATATCAGATCGTCTATTCTGAACATAAGCAAATGCTGATAGCATAACTGATACCAATTCTGATTTAGAATGTCTCGGAGGTATTACCATGATAAGTCTCATGATGTCACCTTTAATTACTTTCTGTAGAACATCGATGATTAAATCATGATGTGGTTGAAATACAAAGTTACCACCACTCCTAATTTTAAATGCAAATTTTACAAACTGTCGAAAGTCTGTCTGTAGCAAATGCTTTAAAGCTTGTTTCTGCTGGGGATTAAATCCTTCAATCAGACTCATCTGAATGTACCCCCATCATAATGGAGAACTTCCTGGTCTACTGTCTGATCTACTTCATAATGATACTTGCAAGATAGAATTTCTTCCATTTCTGCAGTTAGCGTATCCATTAGAACTTCCTCAGTGAAACAACCTTCTACTTCAAGATCAAAATAAACATACTCATGTGTTGGAGTAATTCCTCTTATCTTAGCTATGAAGCATCCCTCTTCAGCGAGGGGAGTGATGAAAATTGTGATATTTTTCATTAAATCTTCTAGTGTCATTCGTTCAAACTCTCCATTAACTCTCTTATAGGAGCTAGGTCGGTTTGAGTAGTGATTTCAATAGGCTTTGCTTTAATCTTATATTTATTCTCTTCTTCTTGAAGTTTAAGTACAGTGTCAACTAAAGCCGTGAAGTCTCTTACCTTATTTGAGAGCATTGCCTTTTCCAGCATACTCGCAGTTTTAAGGAGCAAAGTCTTTTTATCAAGACCTGCAGAAAGCATCGCATTATCCATTAGGTATTTATAGCGTTTAATAAATCCCTTTCGCTCGAAGAATCTATAAGGAGCACGCCCAGAATAATTTGGTGCTTCTTTGTTTGGATGATAAACTTCTTCGTAAGCTCTTTTACGGTCACCCATGTGAAAGATAATGCGGTGAATGTATTCTTCTTGTAATTGGTCTGGCAACGGTGTTGTGCCATCATAGTGATAAGGAGTTTTGCCGGTAAGAGACTTTGGTCTCACATCGGTGTCTTCACCACTATTTAAAATTTCTACTTCCATTATATACTCCTCTATTTCCTCCGCATTCGGAGAAAGAGTGTGGGAAGCACAGTCAACGAAAGCACTCCCCACTAACGGAGGTAAAATGAACCAAAACTAGAACCCTAACAACATTGGTCATT